GACGGAAACGTTTGGGAAATACAATTCCTTTACCCGGACGGGAAGTATTACGTCCTTCCATATTCGGAATTGATCCATCTCAAATGGCGGCGTGGCGCAAACCTGTTCAAGGGCGGGGGCGATGACGCCGGACACATGCACACAAGCGACATGCTGCACTCCATTAACGCACTGAACCAAACGATTGAGGGACTGCCGAAAGCCATTGCCGCGAGTATGCAAGTGAAGGGCATTTACAACACCAAATCGCTGATCGGTTCAGACCAGCAGAAAATCCAGCGCGATAATTTTGAGGATCACATCCTGGCATCCAAAACCGGAATCGTTGCAACGGACATTGTCGGAGATTTCACACCGGTCAATATGCAAGTACCGATTATCTCCGAAGGCAACATGAAATTCATGAAATCGGGAATCGTTCAACGATTTGGGGTTAGTGAAGAAATACTGAACGGCAGTTACACCGGAAGCCAACACAGCGCATTTTACCAGACCGCGATTGAAGATTTTATTGTCGATGCGGAGCAGGCATTTTCGCGCGTGTGTTTCAGCGAGCGCGAACAGGATATCGGCCACCGCGTCAAATTTTATTATTCACGCATCAAATACCTGTCCACCGCCGACCAACTGGAAATGGCGCGAATTGCACGCGATACCGGCATCCTGACACAAAATCAAGTCCTGGATATGTTCGGCTTACCACCGTATGACGGCGGAGATCTGCGGTTGCGCAGCCTTAACTACGTCAACGCGAACATCGCGGACGAATATCAGATGAAAAAAGCGACCGATGGAACACTTATACCGCCGCAGGACAACAAACTGCAGACCAGCGGAAGCGAAGAACAACAGCAGGAAAAAGAACCTGAGCCACAGGAAGGAGAAAACAATGACAACGAAAACTGAGCAATTACGTGAGCAGCGCATGATGGAATTGCGGATATTGAGCGAAGATACGGACAACCGACAGATGACAATCGGAGGATACGCGATCCGTTTTGAAGTGCCGCAGACCTACGAGCATGACGGAATGTCGTACACCGAAGTAATACACCGTGATGCGCTGAAAAACACCCGCATGGATCGGGTGCCACTGCGATACAACCACAATGATTCTGTTATCGTCATGGCGCGGACGAAAAACAAAAGCCTGCTGCTGCAATATGATGACTTCGGATTGAAGATTGAAGCCAATTTGATTGATACCCAATCAAACCGCGACTTATATAAGTGCATCTCCGAAGGGCTGATCGATGAAATGAGTTTCGCCTTTATTGTGCGCTCTGGCGGCGATACCTGGACATATGACCGCGACAAAACCACGCGGGATATTTACGACATTGAGCAATTGTATGACGTGAGTGTGGTTGACACCGCATTTTATGAATCTACGTTTGTTCTGGCGCGCAGTTTCGAGCAACTGAGCGAAGAAATCTGCCATCAACGGAAAATCTACGAATTGGATTTGGCGAAAGCGAAAGCGGTGGCATTGTCCAGACGATAAAAACGAATTATGACAAATTGGAAAATTTGTACTATAATGGAATTAATTGAATATTATGTGCCGAGTTTCCGAGGTTGGACGACTTGCGGAAACGAGTTGGACGACTTTTGGCGCAGACGGATAAATGAAATTTGTTTATTAGTTTGTAAGGAGAACTCGACATGAAACAAAAATTAACCTCTATGCTTGCCGCAAAAGAAGCGCGCAAAGCAGAAATTATTTCCCAAATTGAAGCATCCAAAGAAGTTGCCGAAGTCAAATCGCTGACCAGCGACCTGGATTCTGTTAACGCGGAAATCCGCGAATTGAATGACATGATCAGCAAGTTGCCGGATGAAACAGACGCGCGGACTGCGGCCGTTAATCAGCCTGTACCGGACATTGTAAAAAAGCCGCAGAATCAGCGCGCTATTAGCGATGACGATGATATGGAATTCCGAAAAGCGTTCCAGCAATTTGTTTGCCGCGGCAAGCCAATTCCGGCAGAATATCGTGCGGGTGACGAAAACACGCTGACAACCGATATTGCGTCGGTAATTCCAACTGTGGTTGTCAACCGCATTGTTGAAGAAATTGAATCCATTGGCATGATTCTGCCGTTAGTCACCAAGACAGCGCTGGCTGCTGGAATCAACTATCCGACTGCGACCGTCAAACCGACCGCATCCTGGGTGAACGAAGGCGCAAGCTCCGACCGGATCAAAAGCACTACCAGTTATGTTGCGTTCAGTCATCACAAATTACGCTGCGAGATTTCCATGTCCGCAGAGGCCGGAGCCATGGCAATTTCCGCGTTTGAAGCGGCATTTGTCAGACAAGTTTCCGAGGCGATGGTGAAAGCAATCGAAACCAAGATTGTTTCTACCGACGCCGGCGCGGCATCCAACAAAGGAATTCTGGCCGAAACACCGGAAACCGGACAGGCGCTTACCGCGAAGAAATTATCCTACGAACTGTTGTGCAGCGCGGAAGCCGCGCTACCGCAGGCATATGAGGGCAACGCTTCATGGGCGATGACAAAGAAAACCTTCATGGGATTCATCGGTATGACAGACGCGAACGGCCAACCCATCGCACGAATCAATTACGGCATGGGAGGAAAACCGGAGCGAAGTTTGCTCGGACGCAGCGTTGTTTTGTGCGGCGATTATCTGGACAGTTTTACTTCCACGCTGGCTGACGGAAAAATCTTCGCCTTCCTGTTTGACTTTGCCGACTATGTTCTGAACACCGTTTACGACATGGGAATCCAGCGAAAGCAGGACTGGGACACCGAGGATTACCTGACCAAAGCGGTTATGTCCCTTGATGGAAAGGTTATTGACAAACGTTCGTTAGTTACCATCGCGAAAGCGTCCTAAGGAGGGATCAAATGACTGAAAACTATTCCCGTGCGCTTTACAAAAAAGACTACGGGCAGGAAATCACAACGGACGTCGACGAGTACGGCGTCCCGCGTGCTTTTCTGGCACACATACACATTCCGGCAGCCACTGCGGTTGCCGCGAGTTCTGACGGCGTACATGCTGCGATGAATTTGGGAACTGCTGCGCAGGCGATTACGACCGGAATCACGAATCCGGCGGTTCCGCGAAACATTCGCGTTGTCGGAAATGTTGCGGGTATCAACAACGTTGTAAAAATTACCGGAACCAACTATGCGGGCGAAGTGATCACCGAGAATATCACTCCAAACGGAACCGACGCAGTCGACGGGGATTTGGCGTTCAAAACTGTGACCAAAATCGACCTGCCGATTCAGGATCACACCCCCGCTAAGCAGCAAGAAACTATCACAGTTGCAACCGGTTGTACTCAACCTGGGTATTTAAAATTCACCGTTACCGCAGACGGAATGTCAGAGTCCCCGAAGGATGTCTGGGTTTATGTTGATGCAGAAGATAATACGGTTAACGAGGTAGCCGCAAAAGTTAGAGCAGCCCTAGGGGACGATGCTGATGTTAGCGGTTTCTTTGATGTAGCCGGAGCAGATGCGGTTATCTCTATCACTAGAAAAGTGTATGCGGCGAATGACGATACCATGGCACTCGCCATGGATGATGCTCCGGCAACTGGGGTAACTGTAGGTAGTTCAGCTAACACTACAGGTGGCGTACTCGGAGTAGCACAACAGGAGACTATTGCAGTTACAGTAGGATCTGGAGGCGTAGGAACACTTGTGTTTGATGTCGCCTCGGCCGTATTTGGCGCCGAATCTCCAATCTCGGTGAATGTTCCTGTCACGGGGGATGATAACGATGTAGGCGAAGTAGCTGCCAAGATTAGGGCGGCACTTACCGCCGATGCAGATGTTGGCGGAGCGTTTACAGTAAGTGGGGAAGGCGCAAATATCATAATCACCGCCAAAGTAAAGGCGGCCAACGATGCGACTTTGTTAATGGCTTTAACTGATGCCGATGGTACTGGAGTGGAAGTTGGAGCTTCCGATAATACAACTACCGGAGTATTGCCAGTATGCCAGGAGGAGACTATTTCCGTAACTCATCAAGCAGATGCTAAAGGCGTTATTGTTGTTACCGTTACTGCCGCCAATATGGAACATTCTCCAAAAGCGGTTAATGTCGTAGTAGATGAAAATGATTCTACCGCTAGTCTAGTAGCAGCAAAAGTTAGAACAGCCTTAGCGGCCGATGCTGATGTCGGAGGCTTCTTCGCCGTTTCAGGTAGCGGTGCAGAGATAAACTTAACGGCCAAAACGGATGCGGCAAATGATGTTTCTATGGCTATTGCTCTGTCTGATGCTCCGGCAACTGGGGTAACCGTTGGGGCTTCTACTAATGCAGTGCCAGGGGTCGCCGTCGATACTGTAAGTGTCGGGTGGGGTGACAAATTCGGCCTGCCGTATTTGCTGTACGCGGATGAACTGGCCATTTTGAAGCTGTTCAACAAGGCGGTTGATACCGGAACCGTTACCGCGGATGCGACCGACATCGAAAAGAACGTCTTCGATCCTACTGGAACTCCGGACGGATCGAAAGATATCGATCTGTACATCATTGTATAAGGAAAAATAAAAATGGCAACAACGCTGTTGAACCTGGTAAAGTCGCGATTAGGAATATTCTACTCAGACACCGCCAAAGATGCGGAAATTTCGCAGATGATATCCGGGGCAACAGCGTTTTTGAAAAACGCGGGCGTTCCGGACGAAGCATTGACAACCGGAGCAGAGCTTCCGGAAGCGATCGAAGCGATCATCATCTATTGCAAAATGGCGATGATTACCGACGCTGAGGAAATGAAGCTGAATCCGGTTCTGACTGCGCTAATCGCACAGATGCGCATTGTTGAAGACGAGGATGAAGAAACATGAAACTGCGGGCGAAATTCACCACGGCGATTTCATTTTACATCCAGACAACCGAGTATGTTTCCGGCCAGGGCGTTACCAAAACATGGACAAAATTCGAATCGGAACTTTCTGATGGTTCTAAAATGTCAGTGTTTTTTTGCGAATGGACTGGATCATTCGGTGAAATAAAATTTGCCGCACAGGCGCAAGGGGTCAGCGATTCCGCGCGCGTGCGGATGCCATTCATCCCGGAATTATACGCAGAACTCAAAAGCCAGAAGGTTCTCATCGCAAAAAATGCGGACACGAACGTGATTGATGACAATGCGCCAGACGCAGCCAACGCCAACGCATACCGCGTTTGGGGCAGCGTGGACAATATCCGCGAGGAAAACATTATGATGGAATTTAACGTGCAACGCTATGAGGTTCAATAATGACGGACGTGCTTCAGTTGGTTCAAAGCACACTGGACGACGCGCTGGAAACCGACGCGGTTCGCGTTTACTGGGGACAGCGCGGCGAAATCGACGAGGACGCGAATAAGCAGGAATACATCGTCTATTCGCAGGATTCGGACGACGTGCTGGAATCAGCGGACGGTGGCGTTGTTGCCCGTTCCGCATCCATCGCGGTGCGGTTATACGTGGATCAAAACCGTTGTAGAACGTACGCAGGGCGCAGCGCCTGGAAAACACGCACGGACGCGATCCTTTTGGCGATGGAAGCGGCTGGGTTCTTATGCGCGGGCGGCTGGTCCGAGATCGGGGACGTGGACGAGGTTGGATTCTCCACGTTTTTGGCGATTTTCGATTATGCCAGAACGGAGAGCGCATGACGACCAAAAAGATCAATGCGACTGAGTTTGAACTGGCATTCGAGGAAATTCTGAAAGAATATGAAGACATTCTGACGGAAGCGACCGACGAAGGATTGGATGAAGCCGCGGAGGTTTACATCGGGAACGCGCATCGACTAAGTCCGCGGAGAACTGGACGCTATGCAGCAAACTGGGCAGTTTATCCGAAAAAATATCATCTAAAACGTTACGTTGGAAATTCTACAACTACAAAACAAAATATTCCACTGATAAACATTCTGGAATATCGTACAGGAAAAGGGCGCAGACCGCACGTACAAAAAATATTCAATGAAAGCATCTATGGGATGTTGGAAGCGGTCGAAAAGAATTTGAATAAGAATAAGGAGTCAAAAACATGACTGCAAAAAATATTGTAAATTTTGGTTTAGCACAATCCGGCTGGGGAGAAATCACCGTTGACGCGAACGGTAACGACGTTCTCGGAACATTGACAATGTTGTCAGGCACGCGAGCGATTAACTTCACACCAACCGGTGACCTGTTGCCAGTATACGCAGACGGCACAACCGTATACGTCGGGCGTTCCAATTCAGGTTATACAGGATCAATTGAGGTCACGACTGCTGACGAGGATTTCAAAAAGTACATTCTTTCGGAAGAAAAAGATTCGAAAAATGTCCAATACGAAAAACAAACCAATACAGTCAATCGGTTCTATTTGGTATGGGAATGGGTTAACGACCAGAAAAACACGCGGCACATTATGTATAACCTGACCGCGAATCGTTCGCCAATTGCAGGAACTACTAAGGGCGACGGTGGCACGGATTCCAGCCAACCGGAGACATTGAATTTGGTGGCAAGTCCGCGCAAATCAGACGGAATTGTCAAAGCGAATACACGTTATGACGTTGATTCGACCGTTTACAACAATTGGTTTTTATCGGCATATACACCGACAACATCCGCTGATTTCGCAATTACGGTCAACGTAAAAACCGGAACAACCGATTTAGCGGGTGCCCTGGTTGTTTTGGGTGATGGGTCAACCGCCTGGACAGACGCAAGCGGAAACGCGGTGTTTTACAAGCCGGCGGGCACTTATGACGTGTTCGTGTCGCTGGATGACTACACTGCGGTGGCCGACAGCGTAACAGTTTCCAGCGCTGCGGTTACTAAGAATGTCGAGCTGACTGCGGCATAAGATCAAACAGATGACTCAGCATGGCGAATAAAAACCATGCTGAGTCAATAAAAGGATTCACATGATCACCGATTTAAAACGTGATGAGAAAAACAGTGATTTTCAGGTGAAATTGACGCTCGGAGCTGCGCGGATTTATGCGTCGCAGTTTAACCGCGATTTGCCGACCGATTTGTACGATCTGGCAACGGAGATCAATTCGAAGCAGATTCAGAAGGCTGTGAAAAGCCTGAAGCTAAAAGGAAAAAATATTTCGCAGATGAGCGATGAAGATTTTCAAGCCATGGTGATGGAAAACATCGACGTGGCCGAATTGATCGTCGAAAGGCCGTTGACATTAGAACAATGCGACCGCGGTGTGAATATCATCTGGGCGTTTGCGAAAAACGCGGACGCATCCATCAAACTGCCGGAAGCATGGGTTGACGGATTTGAACAGTTCCCGATCCGGAAATATATCAACAGTTTATTCGATCTCTGGACGAATATCCAGAACGGGACCATTGAACTAAAAAACGTGTAAGCGGTGACGGGGATTATGAGCGATTAACTTACTGGATGTTCCTGAAAATGGGAAGGTCCGTGGGATTCTCCGTTGCCGACATTGATCAAATGACACCGGCAATGATTTTTGACGCGGCGATATACGAAATCAACACACAATCCACCGCACAGCAAGGCGGAGCAAGCGCATCACAAACAGATTACGACAACTTTTAAGGCGGAATTATGGCAACCATCCGAGGATTGACAATCGAAATCGGCGCAACGACGACGAAACTGGGAACAGAACTAAAAAAAATTAAGGATCAGTCTTCCGGAATTTCCGGCGAATTGCGCACGGTTGACAAACTGCTGAAGTTTGAATCCGGCGACAAAACCGAACTATTGAAGCGGCGGTTGGAAGCTGTCGAAAAAGCAGCGTCCGAAGTAAAAAAAGAAATGGATTTATACACAAAAGGTCTGGATGCGAATAAAAAGGCCGTTGATGCCGGAGAAATCTCCCAAGAGCAATACGAAAAGAACGTTGAATCTCTGAACAAGCAGCTCAACACCGCGAAAAATCGATATGAGGTGCTGCAGGCTGAACTGGGTGACACGGCGCGCAAGCTGGACGAAACCAAAAAAGGCACGGATGAAAACGCCGAAGCATTGCAGGACATGGGAGACGCTGCGGATGACGCGGGAAAAAAATCGTTATCATTGGGCGATCTGATCAAAGGGAATCTGATTTCCGGGGCTATTCTCGGAGGATTGAAAAGCCTTGGATCTCTGATCGGAAGCGTTGCCAAAGCTGCTTATGACGGAGTAAAAAAGATTGTTTCAGCCGGAATTGATCTTGTTGTTTCGACCGGCGAATGGGCGGACGCGCTGCTGGAGAATGCGGAGGTTACACGTCTTTCGACGACCGAATTGCAGAAATATGAATACGCACTGAAATTCATCGATGGAGACATAGACACGCTGACCAAAACGATGACAAAAAACATTCGGTCGATGGGTGATGCGCGGCAGGGAAATAAAGAACTGGCTGCATCTTACGACCGATTAGGAATCAAAGTGACCGATTCAAACGGGCAACTGCGCGACAGCAATTTGGTTTACTGGGAGGTAATCGACGCATTAGGAAGAATCCCGAACGAAACCGAACGCGACGAGTTGGCAATGACGCTTTTAGGGAAATCGGCGCAGGAGCTGAATCCAATCATCAACGCAGGCGCGGAGGCTTTCAAGGCTTTAGGCGATGAAGCGGAGCGCATGGGCTACGTGATGAAACCGGAGGACGTGGAAAAATTCGGAGCATTCAACGACAAAATTGATCGGCTGAAATCCGGATTAGAGGGGATTAAGCGACAGGTGGCGATTGCGGTCATGCCATTTCTTGACCCGATTGTCAAAAATGTCGATGACTTGCTGAAAGATGGAAAGATTCAGGCGCTGGCTGACCAATACCTTCCGGTTGTTGCGGAAAAAATGGGAGTGTGGGGAAAGTCAATCTCTGATTATTTTACCAGCGGAGACGCGAAAGATTTTGCCAAAGAATGGATCCCGAAAGTTGCACAATTTGTATCAGATATGATTACAAATTTGCCTGGAGTTGTCGGTAGTATCGGAGAAATATGCGTGAAAATTGGAGAATTGATTGACTGGTTCGACAGATTGCAATATTCCCAAATGACTGATGAAGAAAAACGCGCTCAGGCTTTGAAAGAAATGGAAGAATACGCCGCAAAGCTCGGATTGTCTCATAAGCAAATGACTGATTCCATGAACAAAATGGCTGAAACTTACGGAGTTGAAGTCGATGATATTCTGTTGGAATTTTATGCTTATGAAAGCGGCATCAAAGAGACAATGAATAATACTAAAGCACATTTGGACGGTGGATTTGAAAAGCAGGAAGAATCCTTCCGCACAAATCAGAATTCAGTCGCTGAATACGCCGCGAGCGTTGGACTGAGCTATGACGAGGCAGTGACCGCGATCGGAAAATATGCGGAAGCAAACGGGCTGAATGTGGCTGAAATGCTTTCGGATTGGGAAAAATATAAAGATGATTCCATCGTTGCAATGAATTTGGCTGCAACCGGATTAGACGATTGTTTGGGCGAAATGAGCACATCGCTGGACACCGGAAAAGAAAACATCAAGACAAAGAACAGCGAAATCGAGACCAGTATTTCCGGAATGGCTGACAAAATCGGAAGCGAAACAGAACGCGCAAAAACTGCAATGCAGACGGGCGTTGATGGGATGGGCGACGTCAGCACGGCGAAATTTACGGAAAAAGTTTCATTTATCGAAAGCCTGGTCGGCACTTTGAAAAGACTTTGGGACAGCATTTGGGATAATGATTCCGATTCTCCGGCCGGATCAGGATCGGGCATCGGGAATGGACTGCAAGGACGTGCATCCGGAGGACCTGTCATCGCGAACAGCTTATACAGGGTTGGCGAAAACGGGCCGGAAATATTTGTCCCGCGAACCAATGGGACAATTTTGAACGCACAGCAGACGCAAGCATTAACGACACAACCACAACGGCAAGCCGCGCCAACACAGACAGAACAGATAATAAATCTGACCGTTCCGCAAACCGTCTATTTAGATGGCGAGGTTATTTATAAAAACCAACTTAAAATCCAGAGACGAAAGGGTTCCAGCCTGATTGCTGGAGGTTTAGCTTGATGATAACGATTGACGGGATTCCTTATAGAATTGGGATTGTTTCCCTTCAGCGGCAAGCTGAGTTTTTCGACAAGTATACATCGGTGATGGAGGACGGCAGCGAAAAAACGAACCGCGTGGGGACGTATTATCACTACACGATGGTCTTGGAACCGAGCACCATGACAAAGACCGACTATCAGACATTCTGGGATGACATTACCGCGCCAAAAACACCGCGCGAGATCGT